CATCTATAGTATCTGATTTGTCACCAGCTAAAGCCTTTTGAATAGCTGGATCATAATCATCTGGTTCTATAAATTTTTTCTTTATCGGTTCATATTGTGATACATACGGCATTCTATAGGCTATCTGCTTATAATCTAAATCTGATGAACAAATGATTAACTTATTCTCGGATAATACCTTGCAAGCCGCATATATTAAATCATCAGCTTCCATTTCATCCTTAGAAAATTGCACAATGCCGATGTGCTCGAATACTGCTTTGGCAGCAGCTTGTGTTATTATAATATCATCTTTTATATCAATCGTATGATTGCTATTATCTCTGTTTTTATATGATGGATAAACCTTCCTACGCCAAACTTTTTTCCTTGGTGCGTCCCAAAATACAAACATATTTTTGGGCTTATGAATATTTAATAACGACACCATGAAATGCATCATCGTAACTAGGTGGTGGCTTTTATTACGATACATCGGGTCTTGATTATGCTTCATACTAACAAATATGGAGCGATACATCAAATTTTTAGCATCAATTAATAATATTGTGTTGTTATTATCCATGGTCATCCTTAAAACAAAAGGGTAGCCAGCAAATTTATTGGCTACCCTTTTGTAACAAATTTAAAATCACTCATTGACAAATCATTGAATTATTCGTTCAATTGATTTAACAAATCGTCAATATCCGAATCAACAGCGTCTTCTGATGGCGTGTCGGCAGCTTCTGATGGCGTGTCAGCAGCTTTTGATGATGTACTAGCAGCTTCGTTGCTCGACGCATCATCTACTGGAAATTCACCATCGATAGCAGCAACATCCGCCTTCTTACTGTCGTCAGCATCGTCATCTAAATTAATAGTATCAACACTATCACTATTTTTAGATGATTTTGCGATATTCGCCTTGATTCCACCCTTTTTTTGTTGAGTTGATGGAGCCGATGAAACAGTACCCTCCGTAGCATCAAATCCACCAGTATTATCACTTGAATCAGAATCGTCACCAAGGATGTTACGCATAGTACGACTGATTGCTTCATGATCGACCGTTGGAATCTTATCGAATAAGTTATGCCGTTTATCCAATATAGATTGAATTTTCTCGGCATTTGGTTTTCCGCCTTTTGTAGCAATCGGTGTAGTACCAAAGGAGGCATTGTAAATAAATTTAGATTCTTTATAATCATTGCCAAGTCCAGCCTTCTTCACAGCAAGCTGAAATAGGCAAGCGTTTTCTTCATCAAAGAATACACCGTATGCCTGTGGGTCTTGTTCATCGCCAGCATCGTCACGATTCAAGCAATTAGTCCAAAAATCAAAAACAGTCTTTGGAGCATTATAGAAGAAAACTTTTCCACGCAATTCTTCCGGATTCGGATCAATCGGTGGGAAATAAATATTGACCATATAATATGCACTAGATAATAATTGTCTAGCGATCTTACTGCGTTCGTCCTTGCTGGTCACATCCTGCATGAGATCGAACCCATGCTGGCAGATCGGACACTTCTCATCGTTGATGATCCGTGGGCAACCGATTTTTGAATTATCAATATAATGCGAAGCATGAGGAACAAAAAAAGTTTCCATATTGCTCGTGGGCGGAAGGACAAAGAAACGATACTTCTTCGCAATTTCGCTATCAGCCTTGGGCGGCTTGAACTCATCCGGGTCTTGATCTTTCCCGACCTTTTTCCTAACTTGTTGCCGAATTTTATTAATGTCGTATCCCATCGAATGTCTCCTGATTAAAAAAGTTGAAAAGTTGCCAAATGGCCAAAGTTCACAAGTCTACTAGGTTAAACGTGTCGATTGTTCTTTTTCTTGCCTCTTAAATCCGGCAAGAGACCTACAATGTTCAGAACGCATTTTTATCGCTTCGAGCATGTGATATATTTTACCAGCATTTTTATGCATAATTACAGATTCCACATTCAGTTTATTTAATACATCATCACCATCAATAAGCATATTTAATTGCTTATCAGTAATTTTTGATTTATTTGCAACAGCCTTACTACGAATCGACGTTGCAACAACGGCTTTTCTTTTATCTATTTTAATCGTAATAACACTAATTGCAAACTTCAATTCACTATAAACTGCAGACCAAAATATGTACTGCGATGGAATCTGCTCAAGATGTGCTTCTAAAGTCTCATACTCAATATCAACATCATCAAGTAAATCGATATCGACTATCTGATCGTTTGGTAATTTGATTTTGAATTTAAACAATTTACTATCTGATAATTGAGACGGTAAATGTTCTTCAATCCAAACCGGAGTCTTCTTTTTAGCAACCATTTCTTATGCTTCCATAATTATTTTACTAATTTTCAAATACATAAACAGATCAGATAATTATTGATGAAAAATCTTGTATGGTTTCCATCTTTTCCACCGTTTTCCAATACTTACCTTAACGGAGAAAAATGGATTTGATTCTAAAATGCCATCGAATGGGTGATTCATTATATCGACAACAGTATTAATCATATTAAGCATGTCAGCTTTATTGTCAGTACATGTACAAACTATACCATCATGCAAATCTGCAATAACCCTATCAGCATGAATATTCCATATGCGCTTCAAGCTACTATGCATAGCATGGACGATAGACCCTTGCATAGTAGCATTAAACACACTTAATACCCCTCTATCGTCCGATATTGAAAACTTCCTGCCCAAAATAGTATATAAGCTTTCACGGCGATTTAAAGCATTACTACATTTTGATATCCACTTGTTTAAAACTGGGTATATCGATAAAATCACGTCATGACAAGATAATGAATTTATCGCAGACAACAAAGCCAATTTGCACTCGCTTCTACTCAATTTGTCGTCGCAATCGCTATCATTATTAATTATATCTGCGGTTGCTTGATATATATCCTCTGAACAAGAATTCCTTTGCAAATCATTATCATTGCTCAATAATGATGCTATTCTGATATCAGCACCGCACCAATCAAAATGCATAAAAACATTATTGCTCTCAATACGATTAGATATAATCAACTCATCTGTAGCACCTTGTATATTAAATCCAGTACATTTGCTTCTGCCAGTAAATGTATCTTGAGACCATATTGGGAATTCATCTATATATCCAACTTGTATTCCATTATTCTCCATAGACTGATAAACAAATGCGGCACTAGCAATGAGTTTTTGCCATGATTCACACTTTTGATTTGCAATAAGCTTCGTAGCTTTATTCAAATATTCTGCCAGCACATTGATATTACTAATTTTTGGCTGCTCAAGCACTCTACTATAAACATCAACACTTTCCTTTATCAATGGAATATTAAACGCCTTAATAAACTCCTTAAAATTCGGTATAATCAATGTTCCGCTATTATTTAAAACATGTAATACTACCTTATTTATAATATTTATCGACGCTTCAATATCATAAATAGATTTGTTTGATCCACTTATATATAATGGAATCGTATTCTGTTTACCATTATCACAGTTATAGATGCTGGCAATTAAAGGTTTTTTATGATTATCATATATAACGTAAATACAAGCTTTATTCATATTATGTAAAATACTTAGGCTTTGGTCGTTTAGGCTTGCGTAATTTATCCTTTATATCATCGACTTCACCCGATTGACGCATATGTGCGTATGGATCGTGTTGCTCAAGTCGATGTAATGTCATTTCCCGCTTCATGGCAGCCGCATTTTTCTTCTTAAATTCCCACCAAGGTAGGCTATTTTTAATCCTAACTTCAGGAAGAGAATTATACACTTTCCGTACATCAACACTTTTACATACGGGGCATTTTGCGGCCTTCTTTTTCTGTTTTTTTGTAGCATCGAAGCCATACTGGACCTCATATACTAATTCCATTTCCTCTTCATCGGTTAATTCTCTACCACATTCTTTCGCAGCCTTAGCTACACATTTGTTGCATAAATAGTCATGCCGCATATTAATATCCTCGGTTACATGATGCATAAAATTTTATATACGCATTACATAACTTCTTTAATAGACATTTTATTATAATTAACATTAGTAGTAATTGATAAAAACTTTGGACCATTTCTATTTTTTGCAATCCAAAGCCTGATAATAGCTGGTTCACTAGTATACTCATCTGTAGTTTGATTCAAACTCACAACATAATCCACAGGCATCATTTTGCCAAAACTTTCAGCAGTCTTATTCAAATCGATAACAGAATTAGTATTGTCGCTAACACTAGACCTATTTCCTTGCGTTGCTGTATAGACAAGAACATTCTCATTCTTGGCAAGCCCACGGACTTCCGTAGCTATTCCTTTTTGCTTCCCGTAATCGTCGTTGTTGGACGCAGCACGTCTGCTAACCATCAATTCCAAATAATCAAGTATAACGACATCTGGTGCCCAACTTTTTGTCTTCTTGAGATTATCAATAATTGAATATACATGATCTACACTACATTCATCTGGTGGTAAATCATAAATTACTAAGCTAGACTCTTTTTTTCTAGACTGTACAAGATGTCTAACTTTATCTTGCTTTTCAATGAGATTTTTAGTTGATATGTCGGTTATATTAGCAGCGATACGTTTAGCCGTTTTTTTATCAGATAATTCAAATGTTACAAATAAAACATTCAAATCTTGTTTCAATGCCGCAACAGCATTGTTGCACAACATAATCGTTTTGCCAACACCAGTCGATGCCATCCATACAACTACTTCTCTTTTTGATGGACCACCATCATTTAGCACTTTATTTATTGAAGGGTATCCAGTACTAATATGTTCTACAGTTTCTTCAACAAATAACTCATCTAATTGCTCAAAAAACCAAAATCCAGACCTGCCAACATTCGAAATCTGCGTAGCCTTATCGAACACAGATTTTAAATATTCATAATCACCACGCTGGTAAGCGTCTATGCCATCATCTGAATAAAGCATATTATAAACACTATGCTCAACCCAAGCATGAAGAGTTTCCCTCAACAACGGCACCTCTCTTGGGTCAGACTTCTTTTTAATTAACTGTAAAATCTCTTCATACGGGTCTTCTACAGTTAATCGCTTAGCTAATCTGTCGTACAACAAATCCCTAGTCGGGACAACACCATACTTACTAAAATCTTGGCTCATAGCAGCAATTATATATCTCGCTGGCACTGATCCAAAAATATCAGAAGTAACAAAACTAGAAATTGGTGCATAAATTTCAGGGAAATCTAAAAGCAATGATATTATAGCACACTCTTCGTGCTTACCGAATGGACGCATTGCCGAATCAGTATTATTTGTCAAATTTTGCATATTATTAAGTTACACTAATAGCAGCTAGCTTTTGGTTTATTTCACTAAGTTCGTGTTCTAATTTAGACTTAACAATACTTAATGCCTCGTACTCTGACACAAGATCACTCTCACTAAGTGAAATATTATTCACATCCGAATATGATGGGATTCTATCACCCATAGTAATAGAATTTTGTGGTTGGCCACGAGTAACCATTTCATATTGTATAATCGTGTCTGATAAAATCGATATATTCTTTATTAAATATGATTCTAAAAACCCAGCATCAGCCGAACTTTTCAAAAACACCCTATCACCAATATCATACTTGTTCTGTGACATTGCCTATATCCTCTAAAATTTCATCTGCATCAGGTAGTTCAATACCTTTATCTGTTTTATTGATTATATTATAAACCTTATCATGTATTTTCTTAAACAAATCAGCATTGTCTCTAATCATACACGCAACTTTAGATTTTCCTTGTCCAATACCACTACCATCAAACTTGTAAAACGATCCAGATACAGTCACAACATTATATAATATTGCAGCATCTAGTAAAGACTCTACTGGGTCAACACCATATAATACCTCAGGCTCCTGCTTCTCGTCGCCAAAATAAATAGCAAATATAGCTTGTTTAAAGGGCGGTGCCACCTTATTCTTTACAATTTTTATCCTAGTATTCATGCCGATAATGTTATCGCCGTCTTTAATCTTAGTTGACTTTCTAACATCCATCCTAACCGAGGAATAAAACTTTAATGCCCTACCACCAGGAGTAGACTCTGGACTAGAACCCCATGCTATAAAACCAATCTTTTCACGCAATTGATTAATAAATAAAATTGTTGTCTTTGTCTTCAGGCACTTGCCAATTAACTTTCGTAGTGATTGTGACATCATCCGTGCCTGTGCACCAATATTCACGTCGCCGATCTTGCCTTCAATCTCAACCTTTGGGGTCATAGCAGCTACCGAATCAACAACGATCAAGTCAACAGCATTGTGTTGCACCAATGTATCAATTATGGAAAAAGCTTGTTCGCCACTATCTGGTTGAGATAGAATCAACCTTTCCATATCAACACCATTATGCATAGCCCATTCAGCATCCATACTATGCTCGGCGTCAATAAGTGCGACAACACCAAGCTTATCATCAATCATCGTACGTTGGTAACTAGCCATTATATTATACGCAGTAGTTGTCTTGCCACCAGATTCACTACCATATAATTCAATAATTCGACCACGAGGTATCCCACGGCATCCAAGAGCTATATCTAACATCGGTATACCAGTCGTTACCGATTCAACGTCAATATATGAAGCATCCCCAATATGAATAGACTCTTCTCCAAATTCTTTATATATCGAAGCTATTGCCTCTTTCAAATTATCACTACCAACTATATTATCACTTTTCGATTTTTTTGATTTCTTTGCCATAAGGATTAAGCCTTTCTAAACTTCGCAAAATAACTCCTGGATTATACTGTTGTACAATCTTGACATCACTTAATGGTACTAAAACCATTGTTGACCCACTCGAAGCAAGTACACTATTGTTTAATATACCAATCACACACCAAATTTTATCTGGTGTTGGTATATGCCCAACCGGTGCTGATAAATACTTTATATTCTTTGTAGTAACTATTTGTATACAATCAGATTGTTTAATCGTATAATTTACCATATTACATCAAATTTTATTGTAGCACTGAACAAAGGAGATTTTTGATGAAAGCTATCGAACAATTACTGGTTGAAGAATATGATACCATGCTTCAACAAGACTCACAATTAGGTTTGTCCATTCATGACGAATTGACAGAACCATTATCACGTGATTATGCTAATGAAAAATTTGCATTGAAGATTACAGATTTAACACACCATGACGGAATTTGTGCCGCACTCAAAAAAGTCCATGATTTTAAATACATACAACAATCTGACGATCAAAACCCAGTAAGCCAAGATTTTATCGCTACGTTTACCGATGAAATGAACTCGATGGGTATTCCGAAAGACGAACAAGATAAAGCAATAAACAAATTAAAATCGTTAGCAAATGAAATAGATATCGATGGAGCAAACGAAGATAACGGTTTCAACGATAATCTAGATGAAATTATTAAGGTAAGCAAGCCGTCACAAATAAAATGACCATGCTAACGTAATTATTCAACCAGTTTGGTTGAACAAGTCATCATGAGGATTAGTAAAATGTCACAATATGGTAATCTTGATGTAGTTAAAAAAATGGCCGGGACAATGTACGGTCCAAATCCGACTCAACACTCAAACATCGTTCGTGGAACTGATGCTGGCTCAAGAGCAACTGGTGCTGTATCAAATCCAGTCGGTGTCCCGACAAAGCCAAGACATAGAAAATATTTTGCGATTACACCACCGAACGTTTAACTTCTATAATTAAGTAGTCGAATCATACAACTACTAATATCCATACAATAATCATTTTGAGCATCACTGCCAACACAATATATGCCATCTTTTTTGTATATATTATCGTCGATGGTTGGTCCAACAGGAAGAGCGTTTGGTATTGTTGTGCCATCTAATATATCAAAGTTTTTCATAAATTTAGCAAAATAAATTCCTAAATTAGTAATGTCCTCCAAACAATAAAACAAGTATCTATTTTTATCAATATTACTAACTTTATAGAACTTAATATCGCTGTCAGCAACTAATACTTGATTACTACCCTCAAAATCAAGGTTATCGGTATGAATGTGGTAATACCAAACCTGCTTATTTGTATTACTACTATTTTTCCCGCATAATGTGTTCAACGCATTATGCGGAATTGTACTAATAGCATTGTCGAAATAATATCTGGTATTATTCCTCATATAATAATGGTTACCAATATGCGTGACAACACCTTTTTTATGTTCTTCGACTATCTCATCGGCATACTTATTTAATAACTGTTCATATAGTAAATTAACTCTAACTCTGTATACCGGATTAACCTCTTGCTTATGTCGATAGTAAGCCAAAACATTATCAGCCACGTTATTACCAAATACTTTATTTAACCATAAATTTTGAACACTCACACCATCTACATCATGATTCTTATTACACAAACCACCATTAATAGAATATTTAATCGAATACTCTGGAGCCTTATCCCCAAGTATGATAATCTTATTATCAAGATCG